GCGGTCGTCCAGCTCGGGTTGACGCTGAACACAGTACCCTTCGTGCCAGACGAGCTGGTGAAGGGCTGGATGAGCGTGTACTTGCCGCCAGCATAGCTGAAGCGGGGCGGGAACAGGTTCGGGATATGGCGAAAGTTCTTGATGACCCGATTCGCGCCAATCCGACGGAGCAGCTCGGCACCAGCACCAGAACCCATGTCAGCGAACCGCAGATCCTCACGCAGCGCAGCATTGTTCTGAGCAATACGCTGAGAAGCCTCCATGCCGATGTACAACGGGAACACCGGACCGTCGCTAGAGAAGCTAATGAACCCAGAACTATCAGGATTCGTCGCGCCATTACGAATCAACGTAGCAGCAGCAACATCCAACATCTCCTGCGTCAGCTCGGAGGTAGCCTGATTCAACGCCTGGCCAACCGAACCAGTCTGAATCCAAGGCAACTCATTCACACCAGACGGAATCGTCTCCACCTGCGTAAACGACGAGTCGGCCACCGCCTTGATGGCGTACTTGGCAAACATGTTCTGGTAACGAGTCTCCCACGAACGCTGTGCGCGAATGGACAACTTCTCCAAGTACACACGCAAGAACGCCTCAACTCGATGATCAAAGGTCAGATCATCCTTACACAAGAGCGGACCTTTCAGCGCAAAACGCTCAGGCCCCCAAGTGACAGCGTTGTAGCCAACCGGAACGTCATTGTAGGTGACATCGCAAGCACCACCGTTATCGCCGGGGTTGCCGGACGCGAGGGTGATGGCCGACCACTCCTCAGCCGCAGTCGGCTCAATCGAAGTGGTGGTGAACGAGGTCTGGGTCAAACCAGTACCCTGAGGATACTCGCCACGCTCAATGAGGTTCAACCACATCGAACGATACGAGGCGCGCTTGTAAACGTCCTGCGCGAGCGACTCAGTCGCAACGGCGAACGCATTGAAAACATTAGGACAAGCCATAATGAGTAAAATTAAAACCGACGTTATCTGCGTTATGGTAGGCCATCTATCCACCACACAGTGGACGATTATCCTACCTCACCAATGCGGAACGTCATCGCCGCTTAGACAGTTTGCAGTGGCTGACCAACCCACCACCTCGCTTAAGGTCGTTACACGCACTGACGCATACGAATCCCTACTAAGTCAATCAGATTTAGCGGACTCACTCAATTCCCGCTGATCCGCAATGTAACTCTTGTACCCGCAAAGTTCGCCAATCCTCTCCGGCCTGATGATCTTCGTCTTCGCAATGAATCCCTTGAACGCATACGGCCCAGGGAAACTTCCAGTCATCAACACATAGAAATCCACGCCATCCGTCTTCTTACCCTTACGCGCATCCACCAACAACTTCCCATTCTCGTACTTCGTCGTCTTCACATCCACCCTCATCCCATTCGATAGCACACAGTCATAAAGCGGATGCGGCGGCTCACGCTCCGTATCCAAATCAGGATACACATTGAACAGCTTACAAAACGCTATCTCGCCACACATACCCTCCAAATCAACCGTATGCGCGTCCTCCAAACTGATCTTCAAGTTCACCTTGTTGAATGAACGATTGTTACCGTTCCTATGCTTCGCTAAAAAATGAGCGAGCTTACGTTCTGCATAGGATAAAGAAACTGTTTGACCGATTTTGATTTTGTTTATCATGGTCAAAAGGTCGGAAAATTTTTGAGGGGGGTATCGTAAACGAAGCCCACCCCCAAAGGGGGCCGCCCCCTAGGCGTCACCGTCCGTGCCAGCCCCTAGGAAAACAATTCTTTTCTGTCCGTCGACCCATAGGACACAAAATGTCCACCTATAGTCTGATAATATGCATTATCGGACTGTGTCCGATGCCGGGCTTCCGTGGACAACAACCTCAGGCTGGATCCGATCTGGCATCGACCCAAGCAAGTTGATGCTGACAGACGCTTGCTCACCAGCCTCTGACCATCCGAAAACCAACGCTGACCGCTTGGCAACGCTCCCAAGGATAGTCTCCCGTGTTGATTCGTCTTTGATTCCTTCCAACGCGTAGCTGTCGATGCGTTCCAATGTCGATGCGGCATCGGCGGCTAGTTTGCTTCGCACCAGGGCGGACAGGCTTTCTAGGGAAACATTATCTTTAGGGGAAATGGTGTTTCGCATCTCCTTCCGTACCTTGGGCAATCCTTCCCTTGACGCCTTAGACAATAGAGTCGCTTGGTTCAGCCCCGTTTCGCTTGCAATCGCTTTCCATGTCTTCCCCGCTAGATAGAGGCTCTTTGCTTTCGTCCATTGTTCCGCTTTCATCTCCCGTACCTTGCAATCCAAGGTAGCCCATGGCAATCGCTCGTTTTCGAATCCAGACGCTGTCTAGTCTCCCAATCTTGACGCTGTCAATTCCCTCGTTTTCCTCAGCAAATCCCCGCTTTTCACTCACTATTGAAAAAAAACGAAAAAACATTTTGACCTTTTCCGCTCCCCACTCTAGTCTGTCCTCCGTGAACAAAACCCTGCGTCAAAAAACCCTGTCCGTTGTGGCCATGGCCGCTTTCTACGCCGTCCTAAGCTACGCGTTTTACTGGTTTTTCTTCGCTTCTCAACTCTGAACCTCAACCCACTAAACAAAACTATGGCAACCCTAAGCAAGCAAGGCATCGAAGTCGAACGCGTCAACGCGTTAAAGTATTCACTCAGTCTCCGGTCAAACGGCGCAGTTCTCCGCAATCGAGGAGAAGGATGGAAAGTTGTTCACCTTAAGGAGGGCGTTTCCGTTGAAACCTATTGGACGAAAGTAAAGGAGAAGCAAGCCAACCTTTCACCGGAGTTTCTGGCCTATCGCCGTGCGGTTCAGGCTGAATTCAGCCTAGCCAATCGGGAGAAGTATTTACTCCTCGTTTCCATGTTAGGCGACGATACGGACGGAATTTGTTCGTCACTTCAGGATGAAGGCATCGATTGCGACTTAGATACTCTAGGTGAAATCGAATCACTTAGGAAGGCATGGCAAGCAAGCAAGCGACTTGAATCCGTTGAAGCTTGAATCCTGAACCGCTACCCATCGGTGACGGTGGGTAGAACTCAGCGTTCAAACTCAAACTATAAATCCCCATGACCAAATCCCAAGAAATTCAAATTATCCGCGAAACCATCGCCAAGCTTGGCCGTGATTCCTATTCCGGCGCATGGCTTGCCGATCAACTCCCCTCAATCGAATCCGCCATTGCAAGCGATTATCCGCCGGAAACCTACGCTCTCTCAATCCATGAAGCGCGCATCCACTGCGAAAAGCTAATCAGCCAAGCCAATGATGAAGCCGTAGCAATCGAAAAGCGCGCCAAAGCCGATGCCGAAAAGCTTCGCGAAGCCGCTTGTAAGTTCAACGACTCAATCCGCGCCGACTTGAAACGCTCAATCGAATCCGCGTTGCAACGAATCGAACGCTACTGATTCCCCGTGTCGCTTCATTCGAAAGAGTGAAGCGCAACGGGTAATCAGCCCGAATCAAATCAAATCCAATCCCATGAAACCTATCTTGTACCTTGCACCTCAATCACAAGTCCGCCGTACCTATCCCCGCGGCAACGAAACATCCCACTACGTTTCCGGCGCATTGCCGGAGCCGGTTGCAAAATGGTATTCGTCCATCGAATCCGGCAAGGTTCACGTTTCGCTTTGCAATGGCGAGTATTTGACCGTGCCGACTGGCAAAGGTTACTTGCTAGGAATCCATGAAGTCGAAACTCCGGCAATCTTGTCACGCTAATCCCATCCCATCCCATCCCATGACAACCACAATCCACAATCCCCGTTTCCGTTCCCCGTCCGTCGCTTCCATTGAATCCGCTTTCCCTGGTAAAGGAGAGCAAGCGAAAGCGGTTTTCCGAATGCGCCGCGCTGAATTGGAAACGCTCCCCGCAGGATTGTCGCGCATTCGCGAATGCTACAATCCGCCCACCACAAGCGACGTTCGCCTGCACTGCCTTGACGCGTTACTGGAGACATTCGGAATCGAATCTTTCCAAACTAGGAACGGAACTTTGGTTGAGTATTTGAACACGGGCGACACTTATGCGCCGACAATTGTCCGAATGAATGGACACTACCGAATCGCTTCATGGGGAGACATTGCCGAATCGCAAGGTTCCCGCTGATTCCCCGCGCTTCCCCATCGGCAACGGTGGGGAATAGCGGGTAATCCAGCCCGAATCAAAACTAAATCATCCATGAAGCCAAATCCGCTCCACATTGAAACCGTCAACCGCGTTGCCATTGCGTCGAATGAATTATCCGCGCGCCTTCGCGAAGCTCTCGCGCCTTTCGTTGGGAAGAAAGTTCACAAGGTAACGCCTCACCGCTCATGGACCGCGCAATCTCGAGCGGTTGTCGAACCGATTGCGGAGGATTTCCGCGCGCGCGGCTTCCGCGTTTTCTTCCGCCATTCCGAGTGGCGCATTGACGTTGAAATTGACGCAACTTATCCGACGAGAAGCGGTTCTGTCGCCTACGTCAAACAGAGTTTCGGAGTCGGTTCTATTCGTGACGGGGACACCTTGAAAGAGCTTTGGGAAATTGCGCCGTTCCGTTCCGATTTCACGCCTGAGCTTGTCGCATCGAACCTTGCGGAAATCGAAGCGTTGCAATCTCGCATTCGTGAGCTTGAACTGGAAATCGCCCCGTTCGTTCGATGACAGCCTAACCCATCCCCCGCGCATCCATGAACTACTACGTTATGCAGACCTCTCTTGCGAGCGGGTCGAAACCTCAACTTGTCCATTGGGCCAAGTCCCAAGACGACGCCGTCGCCTACGCTCGCCAGCAAATTGACCTATGGCGCGAGACTGGCGTTGCCAATCCTCCGATTTACGAGGTCCACTATTCCGGTTTACGGAACAAGACAGCCCTCTGGTCTAGTCTCGATTGAGTGGCCCATCCTCCGCGCATCACGCGAAAGTGTGGTGCGAAAGGGTAGGCCAATCTATCCGCAACAAATCAAAAGCATGAAATTCACCCTACACGACACGTTCAACGACCGGACCGTCTCGGCCCATCTTTCAATCAAAGCCGCTGTGCGCGCATCCTATCGCTTCTCGGGTGCGGTTAAGCGAGCCAATGGTCAAAACTCCTACATTCCAACCATCATTCTTTGCGACGGAAAACCGCTGAACGAAAGCCAGCAACAGGAAGCCGACAATGTCAGACTTGCGATTGAAACCAAAGCCCTTCGCGCCTGAACCCATGAAAACCCACACTCCCGGTCCTTGGCACGTAGTCTTCCATCACCCTAAGCTTGTGAAAGTCGAAACCGCTCGCGTGGTTATCTGCGATTCCTTCGGTGGATTGAGCGATGAAACAATGGCCAACACTCGCCTAATTGTCTCCGCGCCTGAGATGCTCGCCGCTCTCGAATTGATTTTCTCGAACGCTGGCGAATCGCCCGAATGGATTCGGGCGCGCATTGGTCCGGTAATTGAGAGAGCGATTGGAGAATCTGAAAGTCTTGCACGAAAAATCAAAGCGAAAGGAAACGAGTGAAAAGAAATCCTAGCAGTTACTGGATGGTTGAGTCTTCAACGCCAGACAATCCGATCAAAAACCAATACATAATCACAATCGAATCCAAAACGATTGAGGTTTACGCTGAATCCATTGCAGAAGCGTTGTCTTTAAGCGGACTCCCTGTGAATTCGACAATTCAATTTGAGAAATGGCTGATCGAGCGAGGAAGTTATGGTTCAATTTCTGAGAATCGAATTGTTCTTTCATTGGTTTCTGTAAACGACCACAGCCTAAACCCATGAAAACCCACACTCCCGGCCCGTGGCATATAGGAATGCGTCCCGGTCCGATGATTTACGGTCCGCTAGGCGAGCAAGTTGCTGACTTGCGCGGACTGACGCTTCAAAAGTACGAATCGATGGCCAACGCCTACCTCGTAGCCGCCGCCCCCGATCTTCTGTCCGCACTCGAACGCTTGGCGCATCCAATGGCCGACGATGAAGACCTAGACTACGCGCGGGAGGTCATTGCCAGGGCGAAAGGACTTTGAGCCGTCCCATTTGTCGGTTAAACCGGGGGTGCGCGCATCCGAAAAACGCGCAAATTGAACGAATAAACCGCAAACGAGAATCAAATCATGCATCCATTGCTCTTATCCGCTCTTATCCAAATCGAATCCAACGGAAACGATCATGCGCGAGGCCGTCACGGCGAACTAGGCGCGCTTCAGATCCGCCCGATCATGGTCCGAGACATCAATCGGATCATGGGTACGCATTACGCGCACCAGCAGGTTACGAATCGGGCCATCGCTGTCTTCATCGCGAACGCTTATTTCGCGCATTATGGGCGCAATCTCAGCGACGAATCCTTAGCTCGGCTCTGGCAAGGTGGGCCAAGAGGAGCTAAGAAATCCTTCACACGCGCATACGGGAAGCGGGTCATGCGCGAGATTGACCGGCAACTGTCAACGAATCCTTGACGGTTCAACTCGCAGGTAAAAACGCCACTTTCACCGCACGGTAAAACAGCACAAACCAATGAAACTAACCATTCAGTCCAAACAGAACGCGCAGACGATCATTGACTTGTTCAATGCCATCATCACGGGCGAGGTAAAGGAACACGGAGCGACTCCGCTCTCGATTTACGATGACGACAAGCATATTTGCAGCGTCGTCGCGGCGAACGGTCAGCAGATCCTTGAACTGGTCATCGAGCGAGAGGACGGGGACAGGATCATGCCGCGATTTGAGGGAAACCCTGACTTGGAGACGCTATGATCGACCGCAAAACATTCTACCAGACTATGTCCGAAGCGGCTTTGGTGCAGGCTAGTACGATGCCGCTCAAGGAACTGATCGAAAAACTCGAATCACTCGCGTACCTGATGCATTCGCCTGTGCTTAAGGAAGCGGCAAACCGGCTCCGCAACGCTGAATGCGCGACGACGATCTTGGAAGACTCACTTTTCTATGCGCGGATGTACCGCGACACGACAGTTGAAGGGGCTAACCTGCGGAGGATGCTCATCGACGATGCCGAGACGGTCGTCTCGCTGATCCGAAATGGAGGATGCGAATGAGCCGCAATCAATTCGCGCCTACGAGGTACAAGGTCCAGATCAACGGGGCGATTGGCTGGTCGGACCTGAAGCAGAGGACGGTCATTTACGAAACGGTCATCTTCGCGACTCGCAAGGAAGCGGAGCAAGCGGCCAAAGACCTCAACCCTGGCGAGTACACGCAAGGTCGGATTCGGGTCGTGCCGAAGGACTTGCCGGAGGATTACGATATTTATCCGGTGGGCGAACGCGACGACATGAAACCGAAATCGTCCATCTAACTTTCCGATCCAGATAACTTTCTGGTCGGCCAATCTAGCGCATCCAAACCCATGTCATTTCATCGATTCGATTCTAGCGTCGCGACAAGCCAAACCGTAGCCGAACACACTTTCGCACCTCCGAACGCTCTACGGGGCGTTTCTGATCGATTGCGGGGCATTCGCAATGGCCCACATGACCCACAATGCGACGATTACTCGTCACATATCCATTTCCGAAACGGAAGCGGCACCGCCTCCAAAGGCGGCGCGCAAGCATTCCGTTTTCGGAATAAGCCTCTCCCCTTTTTTAGAAAGGGGAGGCTTATCTTTAGATGAGCTAGGTAGACCAAGGATAACCTTGAAATAGCCATTGGTAGATTTGTGTTGACTAGAG